TTACAAAGCAGGGATTATGGTTGGTTTGGAAGTGGGTTCTACACAACTCCTGACCCTGAACTAGCAGAAAACTACATGACTCCTGATGACTCCACAAAGGTGAGGGAGGATGAAGATTTTTGGGAGGGTGAGGGCAACACGATCCCCATTTATGCAAACATCCAAGATCCGTTTAATTTTGGTGATGTAACTAATGAAGATTTGGATAGGATAGAACGTGTTTTACAGTTTTACGGTCATGAAGGTATTAGCAAAAAAGTAAGGAAAGAATTGACAAAACCTTTCTCCCAAAGAGCAGTAGGACAACACTTAGAGAATTGGGCACAATTCCTTCCCGGTGGAGAGCAAGAGGGGGGTGGTGTTAGCGGAATGGGAGAGAAGGGGGACATAACAACACTCTTAAAATTAGCAGGATATGATTCTTCTATTGGTAATTATAGTCCCCTTAAACCTTCCCCGAATATGGAAATAAATCTTTTTGAACCAAACCAAGCAAAGTCTATTTTTAATCAAGGGACATGGAACCCTTTAACCGAAGATTTACACACTAACTTAGGAAGTTATTTAAATGCCTCTAGTACCACTTAAAGTCCCTCCCGGTGTTTGGAAGAACGGGTCAGAGTATGAAGCAAAGGGCAGATACTTTGATGCAAACCTAGTACGGTGGAAAAATGGCAGACTTAGACCTATCGGAGGGTGGAGATTAATCAACACGTCAACGATCCTTGGAAAGGGACGTTCAATGATTGCGTGGAGGACTAGTTCAGGGAATCGATATATTGCAATAGGAACATCATCAAATCTTTATGTTTATGCAGGTGCAACTTCAACTCCTTCCACTGTCACTCCCACAGGTTTTGTCGGAGGTAATGAAATCGCTCAACAAGGTGTGGGTTTCGGTGCAGGACCATACAACGGAGAGAGCATTAACCAAACCTATACTGCATCTACTATTTCTGCTGATACTTCGGATGATAGTTTTAATGATAGTGCTAGTGGGTTTAACACTTCTCATTTCGGCATTGGCGACTTAATACAAGTCAGTGGTTTTGATCAGACTGCAAACAATAAAACCTATTCTAGTTCACATAGGATTACTGCAATAACAACAGCTAAGATAACAGTAGATTCTGACCTAACAACTGATGCCAATCTATCAGAAAATGACATTACTATTTCAAAAGCAAGAGCATATGGTGACGAGGATTATGCAGGAGCAATTGAAGGCACCACCGCAATTACAACACAAGTAGCACGTTGGTCTTTTGACTTGTGGGGTGACACCTTAATCGCATGTTGTAATTCAGACGGGAAAATTTATAAGTGGGACGAAGGTGATAGCACTGCATCACTAGCAATCGATGACGATAGTGATAATGCAGTTTTGACAGGAGTTGAGACAATACTAGTGACACAAGAACGTCATTTAATGGTATTTGGACCCTCAGATAATGAGAGGAAGATTCAATGGTCAACACAAGGAGGGTATTCAGCATATACTTCTTCAGTAAATCATGCTTTTTATCCTACAACAACAAATTCTGCAGGCGATTTTGAACTTGAGACATTAGGAACTATTCAGGGTGCAACTAAAGTAGGTGGAAGCATCATCGTCTTCACTGATGTCGATGTTCATTTAGTACAGCATATTGGAGTACCTTATATCTTTAGTAGAAAGAAAATAGGATCTGCCTGTGGGATTATCGGCCCAAAGGCATTTGTAGTTCAGAAGGGCACATGTGCATGGATGTCTAATGGTGGGTTTTTTGTTTATGATGGTACTGTCAGAGAACTTCCTTGTGATGTGAATGATCATGTTTTTGACAACATCAACAAAACACAAAGCGTATTAACCTTTGGGGTTTCTAATGCAAAAAACAATGAGCTTTGGTGGTTTTATGTAAGTAAGAATGCAACGGAAGTAGACAGTGCAGTAGTTTGGAACTATGCAGAGAATTGGTGGACAATCCACAAACTAGATAGGACTGCAATGATTGATGTAGGAGTTTTTGATCAACCTATAGGACTTAACAGTTCGAACCATCTTTTCATGCATGAACAAGAAAGAAGTAACACGGGAGTGAGGTTAGACAACGTCACAGTTCCGATTACTGATGCACAACTTTCTGATACTGATAGAACACTTGCTTTTGGTATGCCCGAACTCGATGAACGTGAAGAAGCATTCACGTATGCAGAGACAGGAGCAATCGAGTTTGGACAAGGTGAAAGAGTAGTACATGCAAAACAGATTATTACTGATTCATCTGCAGGAAACAAAGGTGTGAGGTTCAAAATTAAATCAAGATTCACACCTGATTCCTCGCAATATCAAAGTTCAATTTACGATTTGCAAGATAGTGGTTTTACAGATGTAAGAGTGACAGGAAGACAACTTACTTTGAGGATAGAAGCACCCTTTGACCAAGACTTTGAAATTGGTGATCTTAGAGCTAGTGCAACACTAGGAGGCAAACGGTGAGAGAGATACCGCAGATTGATTGGGGTAATTCAAACAGGGAACTAACAGAAGACCTAAACGAGTTCTACAAGGGTGTAAAAGAAAACATTGATGACTTGCAAGAGAATGCATTCAAAAAAGACAGAGATAACTTTGCAAGGAATGCATTGTGTTTACGGTCACCTGACGGCACTTGGTATAAATTAACGGTAAGTGATGGTGGTACAATCTCATCGAGTAGTATACAACAAAACTCTGCAGGAGAACCAACACAAACCTCGAACCCTTATGCCACCTGATTGGTTTGTTGAACTTGAGCGATGTAAAAAGTTTTTACTTCCTGTTTTCGATAGGTACGATACGTACACTTGGGAAGATGTAGTTGATAATGTGAGGACAGGTCATTGGTTGTTATACTCAAGACCTAAGTGTGCATTACTAATTGAGATCATAAAGTACCCACGCAGAAAAGTACTTTACATTTTAGCAGGTGGTGGTGACTTAAAAGAGATACTTAAAACAGATGATGATATTGATTCAATTGCAAGAGAAACCGAGTGTGACAGCATCGAAATTAGAGGTAGGAAAGGTTGGGAAAGGATTGCAAATATTCATGGACCTGAATACAAAACTGCATACATTGTAATTAGAAAAGAACTGAAGGACTAAGTATGGGAACAACAACAACAGGTGGATTAACAGAAAACCAAAAACTTCTAGAAGGGGATCTATATGATCTTTGGCAAAATCTTCCTGACACAATGCCTGAGTACAGTGGGGATAAGTTCTCTGACTTCACTGATATTGAAAAGGCAACATTAGCAAAGTTATCTAAAGGCGGAGGTTATGGTTCTGTTTATGACAAAGCATCTACCAACTTAGGGTTAGCACAAGATGCAACTAAAGGGGTAATGAACTATGGTACTTCTGACCTGTCAAGAGACACTAATGCCCTGATGAATCCCTATCAGAGGGATGTTGTTGAAGCAACTAAAAGACAGATGCAGGAGATGTCAGGAGGACTCGCAACGGGAGTGGGTGCAGATGCATTTAGTCGAGGGGCAGGTGGTGGTTCTAGACAAGACATGGTGAACCTGCAAAACAACTTAGGACTTAGTAGGCAATTTGGTGGCATTGCAGGTAACCTAAACATGCAGGGTTACAACAATGCAATGATGAATGCAAGGGCACTTCAACAACAAAAACTAAGTGGTGCAAGTCAGTTTGCAGATCAAGCGAATCAGCAACTAGGTTTGGGTAAAGGTAAGCTAGATACATACTACAAAACTGTATTAGGTTCTGAAGGACAGATTAGGGGGATGAAAGACAAAGGACTAGATGATAAATACAAAACATGGCAACAAAAACAGATGTTCCCTTGGATGAAAGGTATGTATGGTTCAAAACTGTATAGCAGTATGCCACTTATGCCTGAAACAACTACTACAACCGAACAATCTGAGAGGAGTGGGAAATGACTTTAACTGCACAAGACCTAGAACTAACAAAACGATTCAACGAAATGCCTTATGAGTTCTTTCAGAGTTATATAAACAACAACGAAACAGGACCACGACTTCAGGCATGGGCAGAAAAAACTAATTACGTTCACCCTAGTGCGAGTGAACCTGCTCAGAACTTAGGAATAGGTAGTCCACCCACTGAGGTCATGTCATCTTCTGCAGGTGGTGTGGGAGATGACTTCGCTTATGTCAGTTCACGACATCCAATAGCATATGCACCTAGGCAAGCAAGTATGCCTACACACGATTATGTGGGAAGTTCTGATTGGGATGGTGAAAACTATCCAAGTCCTTATGTTAGTTCTTCAGATGCACCAACTTCAGTCATGGCACCTAATACACCTGTTGAACCCTCGGCACCCCCTAATGGCTTTTTCGGAGGGGATGATGTGGGAAGTATAACAGGTGACGAGGGAGGATTATTAAGTGACTCTGCACCAACTGCAGAGGAGGGCACAACAGGAAACGCAGGATACGGTTGGGGTTTCGCAGGAAACACTGCAGGGAACATGATTGATACACGAGACAAGGAGCTTGTGGGAGGTACTCAAGGTTCTCAAAGCGGATACCTGAAGGGCGCACTTAAAGGAGCAGGAACAGGTGCATCAATTGGGACTATGATTGCTCCCGGTGTAGGTACTGCGTGGGGTGGAGCAATTGGAGGAGCAGTAGGGTTATTAGGTGCTTCTCAAGGATACTTTGATTCTCGAACTCCACCACAAACAACAACTCAAACTGTAGCACCTATAAGGGGTAGTGGGTTCGGTGGACAAAGCATATCTCTATTCGGATAACATGGATCAATTCAACGATTATTTAAGCCAATACTATCCTCTTCTTACACTAGGAGGAGTTCCGCAGAGAGCAAACCAATATAGGGATGCAGAACGTGGTGTCCCCTACTCTGATAGAATACCTAGCAGAGAGTTGTGGGGACGTGCATTAAATGATCAAATAGATGCATTCCACCAAAGCATTCCTGAGTATCTACAACTGCAAAGACAGCAAGCATTAGATAAAGAGAAAATAGCATACGATAGGGAGCAGAGAAAGTATCAACAGCAACTCAATCCGATGCTTCTCAAACAACAACAACTATCGAATCAACTTAACGAACAAAAACTAGGTGTTTATGAAGGGTACTATGAACGCATAGAATCACTTCCTATCACCGAAGAACAAAAGCAAATGTTCAGAGATATGAACCCTCAACAAGGTGTTCCTATCATGAATTCAATGCTTCAAACATTAGCTACTAGGAAACCTGCAGATAAGTTTGTAACCCTACCTGCAGGACACCCTAATAACCCCTACAAAGATAGACCAATTGTCGTTAATCAAACTACAGGTAATTGGACAGACAAAGGTCAAATAGGGGGCACCACTAGGCAAGCTTCTGTAAATGATGAGCAAGTAAAGTGGATGGCAAAACAAATGAATATGCCTGCAGATGAAGTAGCAAAGATGATCACTGTCACTGAGTCACCGGGGCAACAACCTAAGTTTGAATTGAGCAAACTTTTCACACCTAAACTTCAGGAGCAACAACTTGATAAACATCAACCTACAGTATCACAAAAATTTACTGATAGATTTTCTGATCCAAATACAATTCAGAATTTTGCTGATCTCTCAACGATTGGAATCGATAAAAAAGACGATCAAAAAGAATTTATTTTTAATCAGGTATGGAGTGGAAAAATCAGAAAAGACCACCGCCTCGCAAAACAAGCATTAGATCATGTAAACAAAAAACATATTAAGATCGGTCCAAAGGGTGTGTTCATTAGTGAGGGATATAAGAAGGACTACACAGGTGCTAGACCTATGACTGCAGGGGCACCACAACAATACTACGTTCAACCGGGTGATGATGTTAATAAGATCGTAGAAAAGATGTGGAAAGAACGAGGGATTAAAGTGAATCCTACACAACTTGTTGCATCAAATCCTCAGTTTTTTTCTAACAAACCCTATGAGATATCCACTAGAGAAATGCCACATTCTGCACAACTTGATGGTGCATTAATGACGATCCCTGTAGGTGGTGGAGATGTAACAGAGACACAAAGAGTGGGTGCTAGGGATGAGTTTAAAAAAACAGGGATGATAAAATTTAAAGGATACGGTTTAATCATTCCGCATAAGGACTCCTCGATAAAACAAGAGATCGAGTTGAACGATGACTACAACGAGATGGTTGATCTCCATAAGACAGTGGATCAGTATGCCGAATTAATGGATAACATTAATGCAAGAGGGATACTTCCTACAGGGTCTAAAGAACGTGGTTATGTGCAAGGGTTGCGGTGGAGAATAGTTAACAAGATTCAAGTGCTTCGTGACTATGGTGTTCTTACTCCCGGTGAGATTGATGTGATTGAGAAATCGGCACCTAACTTTAACAGCTTTTGGAACCTGTTAGGCAGGGCAAATAAGGGCGATTCAAAGCTACATGAAACAGGTGAGACTTGGGACACTGATAGATTCGTTAAAGGTGTACTGCAGGCACTTCGTGATGAAGGTGTAAATAAAGCAAAAAGACTTAGGGCAACAATGGAGGCATACAATATCCCGATTATTGAATATGAAAGAGATATTGAAACTGGTCCGACTCGTATATATGGGCCACGCACAGGTGCATTCACAGTTTCAGGTGGTGGTACTAGTTCAGGTGTTACTAATACTGAAAAACTAGAAGACTTGTAATGAAGATTTGGACTAACACATTCGATGATATCTATGGTGAGGTTGATGCTATAAAAGCAGAAGCTAAAAGACTAGGTAAAGAGAACCCTGATAAGGCAGAAGTAATTGCAGGGAATGCATATAAAATGATCGAACAGAGGTTAGGTGATAATGGATTAAGCATACAAGAGTGGAAGAACTTAAAGGGGACTTATGAACAGTATGATATAGATCTCACAGACAACCCCCTAACGTATGCAAAAGGGATGATGCGATCCTTTGGGCAGGGAATGCTTTTAGGTAGTGGAGATGAGTTAGAAGCATTTTTTAAACACTATGTGACTAGGAATCTTTTAGGATCTGAAAACCCTGATGCAACCTACAATGATATTCTGTTAGATGTGCAAGCAGGGATGAAAGCTTTTCAGGACAAGAATCCTAAAGTTGATTTCGCTACAGAGATCATCGGAGGTCTTGCAGTTCCTTTCTATGGTACTGCAGTTCGGGGTGCAAGAGGTCTGACATCATTAGGTGCAAAGTTCATTTCAAAACCTGCTAACAGAGAAGCAATTGCACAAGGGTTGACTGCAGGAATAGCAGGGACTCTTTACGGTATAGGAAAACAACATGATTTAAGTTTAGAGAATGCACTTGTGGGAGCAGGTGGAGGATACGTTTTAAATAGGGCTTTATTAGGTGAAGGAAACATAGTTCGAGGTGCAAGGGAAAGGGTTCAAAAGTCTTATGATCAAACAGGTTTCCCTGCAAGCAAAACAGATCAGTTATTAGCAAAGGCACCTGCATATCCTCAAGCACCTGATGCATCAGTAAGACTTCCACCTTCGGACAGGTTAGGAGGAGGACATGACCCACCGGGGGGCATACCTAGAGCGATGCTAGGATCAGGTGGGCGAAGAACGTGGGATGAGATGGCAATGAAAGAACTCATTCAAAGTGCAGACGATGAGCAGGTGTCATTCGAGGAGTTGATTAATCGTGTGCAGGATTATACTGATCAGAATATGGGTAAGCATGTGACCATGTTGGATGTTGTTAAGGAACGAGGACCGATAGCAAAAACGATTCGAGGATTAACCCAAGAAAGTCCACAAGCTTCTCAATCCTATGAGAATGCCCTTGAGCGACAAATCAATGCAAAGAAGAGAATAATGCCACAGATATTCGGCCTCTTTGATCCTACAGGAAAGATGCAGAAAGGTGGTATAAACAACAACATTGTAAGGTTCCTAAATAAGTCGAAAGAGACTAGGCAGAAGAATGCTGAACCACTCTATAAACAATATGATGGTTTAATGTTGTTTGACCCAAAGATAGATCCTAATGATATTAACAATCCAAAGCTGTTGAACGTAAACGCAATAGGAGAAGATCTTGTTGCTAAGATTAAAACCCTAATGGATGCAGATGATGCAATCAAAAGAGCATGGACAAAAGCAACAGGAAAGCTTGCCTTTAATGATCCTGCAATGGCAATTCATTCTGATGACTTTGTTCTGACAGGAAAACGATTTAATGCATTTAAGAAACAACTAGACGGTGAGATTGGTAAATCACTTCGAGAAGGGAACCTAGAATCAGTCAAGGATCTATCTGAATATAAGAACATAATGATCAGGCAGGTAGATCAAATGGTTGAGCAATTAACAGGGGCACAAAAAGGGCAAGGTGTTTATCAAAGGGCAAGGAATATATACAGTGGTGGGATTGCAGAAGACAATGCATATGAGTTAGGTAAAGGAGCAATCAGAGAACACCAAGGAAAGAACTTCACATCAGATGAATTCGAGGTTGCCTTTGATGACTTAGGAGTGTCAGAGAGATCATTTGTGAGGTTAGGTATGGGTAGTGGATATAAGGATGCATTGCTAGGTGACATGACTGAGTTAACACCTAATGTCCGCAAGCTTCTTGTTGGTGGAGCAGAACCGAATGTATTGTTAAACAAATTTGACTATGCATTTAAGGATATGACACAAGCAACCCCTAGTGGATTAAGCGGTAAAGAACGTGCAAAAGAGTTTAGGAATATCCTCGATAAAGAGGGACGTTTCATGAAGTCCTTTAGATACCTGTGGGGTGGACCGGGAACCGCAGAAAGGCTTGCTGAAAGTAAAGCAATAAGTTCGAAGATGGATGATGTTGTCGACAGTGTTGCAGAACTTGGACCCGAAGCATTAATGACAGGTGGTATTCCTAAGTATAGTATAGCCCGAACTATAACTAAAAACATCACACCGAATCGATTGAAGACTAGGCAGATGGTGAAGGAGAAATTCGGAGATGCAATTTGGAATCGAGCAGGTGCAATGGGGGATGAAAATGTGACCGCAAACTTGCAAGATCTGATGAACCTAAAACGGCAACTTGATCAACAATATTACGGTGGACTTTTGTCGAGGTATGCAAGACCTGAGATAGGTGCATACAATCTACTTCAAACAGGACCGTACACCCCTCCACCGATATCTTATGACAGGGAATAATGACAAGGGTTTGTCGTACTTAAACGTACAGAAAGTACTGTCAGAAGTGTCGAGGCTTATTAAGAGAGCAGTGATACCAACGGTTTACAAGGATATATGCGGTGCAGTAGATCGGAACGAAGTGAAGCATAGGTACCACCCCTGTAAAGCATGAACCTAGTAATACCAATAGATAGCGAGGATTTTAATAAGAAAAAAGAACACCCTCAACTTATTTTGTCAAGGGTGTTGTCAAGGGTTGTTAAAAAGTAGGGACTGACGATTGACTAGACGTTGGACATGCATTAGATACCGTTAGGGTTGTCATCATCAATGATTGACTCACAGCATGAAGTGCAATAAAGAAAAGGAATATACGTTACTCCCCACTTTCCACCCTCTTTCCTTTTAACATACTTCCCCTCATCAACCCACCCTTCATCTTGTGCTTCTTGTGAAACCTCTTCGATGAGATCACCTAACTTTTGTTCATAGTGTTCGGGTTGTAGATGAAACACCTTAGAGTATTCATTATTGCAATGCTTAAGACCGCTTTTGAATGACACACTTTGCCACTTTGAATCGCATCTAACTGCGACTTCAATTGATGCTCTGATTCCTACTGTCATCTTGCCCCCTTTCTTGGAACTGAAATTGTTAAGGGAGGACCGAAATCCCACGAATCAGTCTCCCACGCTTTGACTGCATTGCATCTAACAAATGCACCACTCCAATGCAGTTTATAGAGGGCGTATTCCTTATCGATATGCCGATAGAAGGGATGCCCTTTTTCCTCGTCAACACGAAACCCTAAAACCCACCTTACGATTAACGATTGATTTTCTTTTGTTGCTTCAAGATCGATGTTCATTTTAATACCCCCATGAGTTAGGTTCCCAATCATCCCAATCATCACGTTCCTGATTGGTAAGGAATTGTGACTCATCACGGTTGTCATCCCACACATAATAGATCTTAGTGGTGGATTCTTCCCATGCCCCTGTTTCGTTATCCCAAACAACGGGGACCACTTCCCCAAGCTCAACGGCATTAACCTCCTTACCGTGTTCATTCACATAATCCCACCCTGCCCTAGTATCCACTGAACCTGTCTTCACGTTTATATATTTCTGTGAGTTCATTTTGTATCCTTTCAGAATTGTTCTTAAAACAGTCGTTATGCAACGAAAGAGGGGGTGCCTTAGTCAGACTACCCCCTAAATCGTCAGTTGATTAACTTAGGTTCGTTATGCTCGATTTGAGCGGTAATTGAATTGGACCGAATGCTGTATAGAATCTTCAGTCTTGCTTCGAGGACTGCAATCTGATCTTCGATCTCTTTAGGAAGGGTTATAATCTCAACATCACTTCCTCTAGCCTCACGAACAAAGTCAGAACCTAAGAGTGCTTGCCCTTGTTCAACTACAGGCTTAACCCTTGCCGAATTAAGGTATCGTTGAGTGGTCTTAATGTTCTTATGTCTTAGGAGTTCCTTGACAATATAGATGTCTCCTGTTGCTTCGAATAATTCATTTGCCACTGCATGTCTAAAAGCATGAATCGGTTGTTTGAGTTTACTACCGATTTGATCACGAAGTTCAC